TTATTGTTGCTGCAAGCTTTGGGGTCAGAAGTGCGACAAAGTTTTTCGGTAAAAAGTGATGGGCATTATGTGGTGCATGAGACCCTCTTCCAAGGAGCTAGAGGAAATGAATCGTGGCAGAAGTGACGATGGAAAGAATACTAAAGTGGAAGATACTTCCTCGCTTGATGATGCTTGGGATGTCCTTATCCGCTTGGCGGGTAGTGGAGTGGTTCATGACCCTACCAGACCCAACAAGCCAACAAGCGGCTCTAGTTAGTGTTGTAACTGGGGCTATGACGGGTGCGTTCGCGGTTTGGATGGGACATGAGAAGCAATGACACAAACATGGGTTCTGGTTTTAGTGACGGCGATTACGCCGTTTGAGTTTGATGTAAAGCCACTGATGCATACTGATACGATGGCACAATGCTATTTTCAGTCCACAGTGACAGAGTTTGATATGACGCAAGAGGTGAACAAAGAGCTTCTGTGCATAAGGGTAGATGAAGAAATTGATTGAGTGGTGGGAGATATGGTTGGTGGCCATGATAACAACAAACACCGTAGTTAATTGTGCAAGATGGTATTTGGACAGGAAAAGGAAAAAATAGATGTCAATGTTTAAAATGGAAAACACTGGCAATCATCCTTGGAAAGACATTATGAAATATAACACATCGCATTTTCTAGATAAGTTGATTGAGCATGAAGGTCTTGTACTCACCGTGTACAAAGATAGCCTCGGAATAGATACTATTGGTATTGGGCGTAATTTGAAAGACCGAGGCATTAGTAAGGAAGAACTTGCATACATGGATATACCGAGCATAGACGCGGTGTATGAGCATGGCATCAGTGAAGCTGATGCGCGTTATTTAGCCATGAATGACATCAAGATTGTTGAGGATGAGCTTGTACGAGTTCACAGATGCGTTGAAGATTTGGACGGCGTTCGACAGTTGATACTGATGGACATGGCATTCAATATGGGCGTGCCACGCCTTTGTAAATTTAAGAAGATGTGGAATGCAATATACGAAGGTAATTACGAAGTTGCGAGCCTCGAAATGATGGACTCGCGTTGGGCACGACAGGTTGGACGCCGCGCTAAGAAACTGTCGGATGCAATGAAGGCAGGGGAATTCTAATGGCCAAGAATGGAAATGAATCAACAAGCAAACGTAGTCCAAGAGTCACAGAGCATCTTGAGTCTCGTATGGGAACAAAATTTAAAGTAGACGACGACCCAAAACGTCCTAAAAGTTTGTCCAATCTTGTGGATGAGCTATATCATAAACACGCTCTAACTCAAAAGGGCGGCAGATTTGCTGACATGGTGGACCCCAAGCCGTCCATGAAAGAAAAGATTAGAATTCTTTTAAAAGGTCCGCTGGGAGCGTTGAAAGAAGATGTGTCCCCTCAACTACTTGACCGACTTCGCCGCGAAGCTGGGGGCAGGGATGAAAAGGTTAAAGATGCCCTTAAGACACGAAATAAAGGCGGCACCGATATTAAAATCAAAGATATTCCTGCAGACCTCATGCAACAGTACCGTGAGAATTTTTATGACAAAGGGCGGGACGATACACAGTCTTTGACAGAATATGTTACCAGCGGTCGAGCAGCACGAGATTTGAAAGCTGGAGGAAAGAAGAAGGGCGGCATGAAAGCTGGTAAAAAACATATCATGGACCTGCCTACCAATGTTCCACGTCTACAGGCCGGTGCTATTCTTGGCGACTTGGATAAGGATGGTAAGCTATCTGGGTATGAAAAGGTAAGACAAGCCGCTATCGAAAAGAATATGGCTGCTCGGAAGAAAAACAAAAGTGGTCGCAAAGCTTAGCACCATACGGCGCAAGATACGTAGCGGCGAGAAGATGGGCTTCTCCGAGCGAGCGCGTGCTGTATCAAAGGGATTAATACCAAGTGCCGCTAAAAAGAGGAAAAAGTCAAAAAACCGTAAGCGCAAACATTCGCAAGCTTAAAAGGGAGGGACGTCCCCATAAGCAAGCGATAGCCATAGCGTTGTCAAGGGCTGGTAAATCGAATGCGAAGAATACCAAGAAAAAAAGGTCAACCCGCAAAGTCAAAAAAGCATAGCGACCTTTATACGGATGAAAATCCAAAGGGTACGATTCACGGTCTGAAGTTTGCTACAGCAAAGGATGCGCAAGCATCTGTTCGTAAGATTCGAGCGTCAGGTCGGACACATGCTCATAAGACACAAGCGGCGATTGCTATGGAACAACGTGCTAGAGCGGCAGGTAAGACGGCCGCTGCGGCAGTTTATAGAAAGTTTATCGAAGCGCAAAAAAGGAAGACACGTGCATCCCGTAGAGCGTGATATTCGCATCTGGTCAAGGGATTTTCTGGAAATACCAAACGCAAAGTTAAACGGTCTTCCTCCTTGTCCTTACGCCCGAAAAGCTTGGGCAGATGATAAAGTTGTATTTAGCATCAACACCGGCATGAACGGACTGTTGGATGCGATTCGTAAGTTTGATGGTCACGACTACGACATCGTAGTTTGGGCCGATGAAGATTTACCGGACATGGAATACCTTGATGGTCTGTGTGACGGTATCAATGAGTTGATGTCAATAGCCGGTATTGATTTGCACCTTATGGTGTTTCATCCCGACTATGATGCAACAGAGGCTGGTCTTGATTTCCTTGTCGATGATGACGTGACAGATGACAGCCTGTCCTACTGCATGGTCTTTGTTCAGAAACTTTCTAAACTGGATGATGCAGCTTTATATCTGGAGAAGTCTAATTACTACGAGCACTTCCCAGAGGATGTATATGAAGCCTTAGTTCTTGACAGAAGGAGATTAAGAAATGGCAATGCATGGAAAAGCCAAAATGGCAAAGAAGAAGCGCGGCGGAATGGCCAAGAAAATGCGCGGTGGCGGAATGGCCAAGAAGATGCGTGGCGGCGGCATGAAGAAGATGATGGGCGGCGGCATGGCCAAAACGGCTAGGAAGCGTATGCGCGGCGGTATGAACAAGAAGAAGTAAATGCCGTATGTCGATGATTCAGCGATTCATGGACTCGGTGTCTTCGCGGATAAGGACTATGCTCAAGGCGATACGATTGAGCTATGTCCTTATCTGGTTGCAGATTACGACGACGTGGGAGATGAGTGTGTCCTCCATGACTACATGTTTCACACACCTTATGAAGATACCGAAGAGTATTACATCCCACTTGGTCTTGCTATGGTCTATAACCACAGCGCAAGTCCAAACGCTGAGTGGGACATTGAAGAAGAAGATGACCGCTATATTCGGTTTTTTGCGCTCGAAGAAATAAAAAAGGGCGAAGAAATACTACACGATTACGGCGAGCAATATTGGGACAGTAGGAATCATGGCCAAAAAGAAAACTAAATCTAAATCCAAGAAGCCAACGCCAACAAAACCGGCGCTGTGGTCTAAGGCTAAGTCTGAGGCTAAACGTAAGTTCAAGGTATACCCATCAGCTTACGCGAACGCTTTCGCGGCGAAGCGATACAAAGCAATGGGCGGCGGCTGGCGATAATGAAACATGTCTTCCTCCTGTTCGTGTTTCTGGGGGTGGGGGAGGACAAAAGGCTGGTCAGTAGCGACTTGTACTTCGCAGACCTTAATGATTGCGTATGGTACGCACAAAAACTCCACAAGCAGGGGAGCTTGGTAACATCATATTGTTTGCCAAAATTAGTAGATGAAAATGTACGAGTGTATTGATGTTAGCCGAATTAGCCGCAGCCAACGCTGCCTTCTCAGTTATAAAGACAGCTGTCCAGAACGGCGGTGATATAGCCAAAGCAGGAAGCGCTATCGCTAAGTTTGTAGGTGCTAAAGAGGACTTACAAAAGAAATCAAGCAGGAAAGGCGGAGGGTCAGACCTAGAAGAATTCATGGCCCTTGAACAGATTCGCGAAAAAGAGGAACAACTAAAGCAGATTATGATTTACGCGGGTCGCCCAGGGCTATGGGGAGACTGGCAGAGATTCCAAGCGAAAGCTAGGGTTGAGCGAAGAGAGGCAGAGCAAGCTGCCATACGTAAACGCAAACAGATTCTTGAAATCGGCATAATTATGTTTTTGCTTATCTTAGGTCTGGTTATTTTAGCTTGCATCATTGCTCTCGCGCTACATGCACAAGGAAGACTTTAATGGCTTATCAAGGAGGATTGCGTAAGTGGTTCAAAGAAGACTGGCGGGACGTCTCCACGGGGAAAAAGTGTGGGCGTAAATCATCTTCAAAATCAAAGAGAAAATATCCAGCGTGTCGCCCGAAGGCGGTCGCAGACAGGATGTCGAAAGGACAGAAAGCTTCAGCCGTCCGCCGAAAACGCAAAGCCGGAAATACTGGAGGAAAGCCTACCTCTATTCGATGGTCCGTTTCACCCACTGGACGTAAACAAAAGACCAAACGGAAAAAGTCAAAAGCATGACGCGTAAACGTAATTACCGACAAGAATATGACAGGTATCATGCCCGTCCTAAGCAGAAGAAGCGTCGCGCTTCACGTAACGCTGCACGCGCTATTATGGCTAAGCGAGGCAAGGTGACAAAGGGTGACAAGAAAGATGTGCATCATACCTCTGGTAACCCTATGAATAACAAGAAATTAGCAGTTAAGTCCCGTAACAAAAACCGTTCATTTGCGCGGACAAAGACGGGAAGAAAGAGAAATCCACGTGCCTAAACAATTGACAGAGTTGCAATCTAAGTTCTTGGATGTGTTGTTTACTGAGGCCAAGGGTAATTATTCTAAGGCGATGCGCCTTGCTGGTTACTCAGAGAATAGCAACCCATACGCTATTATTCAAGCGTTACGCACTGAGATTATAGAACGTGCTGAGTTGGAGATGGCAGCCAACGCGCCGAAAGCAGTGTTGTCTATGGTAGGTGTTATTGATGACCCCGCGGCCATTGGCAATCGTGAGCGTCTCGCCGCATCCCAGCAAGTGCTTGACAGAGTTGGACTTTCCAAGGTAGAAAAGCTAAACGTATCGGCAGAAAAGCCGATGGGACTATTTATTTTACCGGCAAAGAATGATGACGACAGTATCGCAGAGACTGAATCCGAGTAATAGATACGTACGATTAAATGGGCCACGTGTTCCTTGGGGATATAAGAAAAGCGAACACGACCCACAACTTCTAGAGCCAGTTGAAGAACAGCTTGAGGCTCTAGAACAGGGGCTGGAATACCTGAAGATGTCTTCCTACCCCGAAGTCGCTAGATGGCTGACGGACTACACAGGACGGCGCATTACGCCGATGGGACTGTGGAAACGTATTAAGACTGACGAAAGCGATAGACGCGAGTATGTTAAACAAAAACGCCGTGCCGCCGAGGCCGCGTCCCAAGGCAACATCCAAGCCCAAAACTAAAGAACAAAGGGCGAAAGAAAAGCTCCGTCGCGAGAAGCAGTCTGCTCGTATGCAGCTTAATCTTGCTCAGAAGAAGCTAAATAAATTAGCAAAGGCTGAGCAGGAGAAAGAAGATGATATCGCGCTGGTGGGTTCTGGTGCGTTTCAACCTGTAGAAGAACAAGCTGATGAGGTGCTGTTTAAGCCTAACAAAGGGCCGCAGACTGATTTCCTAGCTTCTTCCGAGCGCGAAGTCTTATACGGCGGCGCAGCTGGCGGCGGAAAAAGCTTTGCCCTTATCGTTGACCCGCTACGATATTGTAACAATCAGAATTTTAATGCGCTTATTTTACGTCGCACAAACGACGAACTGCGCGAACTAATACATAAAAGTCAGGAGATGTACCCTAAAGCATATCCCGGCGCTAAATGGATGGAGAAGAAAAGCCAATGGACTTT